ACCCTCGTTATACAAAAGACCTTTTCATGGTTAAAACAAACGATTTGGTTCATTATCTTCTTAACAGAGAAGAGTATTCCAAAGATTTGATTGTTGATTTATCGATTGAAAATCCATATGAAAGAGACCATAAGGTTACTACTGATTACATCGAACAAGGATATAAACCATGTTCCGCTTGGTTTGAAGGGATGGTTAAGAAATTGAAATTCGATAGACGTAAGGTTGCTCAGGAATTGGAATGTAACTTCTTGGGTTCAGGTGATAACGTATTTGAATCTGAACTTATGCAGAATATTTCCAAGAATATGTTAAGAGAACCATCCGCTAAGTTGATGGGAGGGTCTCTATGGATATTTAAAGAACCCGTTAACGGTCACAAATATGTTATGGGTGTCGATGTATCACGTGGAGATTCGGAGGACTTCTCGTGTATCCAAATCATTGATTTCGATGAAAGAGAACAGGTGCTAGAATACGTTGGGAAAGTTCCACCAGATGTTATAGCGGAAATTGCGTATAAGTGGGGAACGATGTATAACGCTTATTGTGTTGTGGATATTACGGGAGGTATGGGTGTTTCAACTGCAAGAAAAATGCAAGAAATGTCTTATGGAGGTGGTTTGTATGTTGATAATGTTGACACAACCAATAAATGGAAATGGGACCCCAAATTAAATGAAAAAATACCAGGTATTAACTTCAATAGTAAAAGAGTTCAAATTATTGCAGCATTTGAAGAAGGTATGAGACATGATTTCAGAGTATATTCAAATAGATTATACAACGAAATGAATACTTTCATTTATATCAATGGAAGACCGGACCACCAAAAAAATCATCATGATGACTGTATAATGGGGATTTCTATGGCAATCTATGTTGCTGAAAAATCTTTCCAATCTTTAAATAAAGTTACAAATCATACAAAAGCCATGCTAAATTCTTGGACAAGTAATGTTCATGAAAATAGAAATACTTCTGATTTCTTTAATCCAATGATTCCACAGATGGGTAAAGATTCAAGAGTATGGAATAATGGAGCATCAAAAAAAGACTACGAAACATATAAGTGGTTATTCGGGGGTTGATAGTATTTATATTATCAAAGAATTAAGTAAAATTGTATCATGGCAGAACAGAATTTAACAGTTTGGCAACGATTATCCAAAACTTTTGGTCCAAATTCCCTTTTGGGTCAAGACTATCCAACTTTCAAGTTTGATAAGAAAGAAATATTACGCACAAAAAGTAGAGAAGAATATGAGAAGGAAAAACTTCAAGCTCAACAATCATTCTATTTGGCAGGTCAATGGACAAAGGTTGAAAACAATTTATATTCTCAAGCCATCTATTACGAACCATCAAGATTATCTGCCCAGTATGATTATGAATCGATGGAGTATACTCCTGAAATTTCTGCAGCATTAGATATCTACGCTGAAGAATCTACAACGACAAACGAAGATGGATTCATTCTTCAGATTTATTCTGAATCAAAAAGAATCAAATCAGTATTAGCTGACTTATTCAATAACGCACTTGATATTAACACTAACCTTCCAATGTGGACAAGAAATACCTGTAAATATGGTGATAACTTTGTTTACTTGAAGTTAGACCCTGAGAGAGGAATTGTTGGATGTCAACAACTACCAACAATTGAGATTGAAAGACATGAGGTAGGTGCGAGTCAAAAGATTTCAGTTCAGATTGAAAAAACTGAACCGAACAAAGCCTTAACTTTTACTTGGAAGAACAAGAACATGGAATTCCAAACTTGGGAGATTGCCCACTTTAGATTATTGGGTGACGATAGAAAACTCCCATACGGAACTTCTATGTTAGAAAAAGCAAGAAGAATTTGGAAACAATTGTTACTTTCTGAAGATGCGATGTTGATTTATAGAACATCAAGAGCTCCTGAAAGAAGAGTATTCAAAGTATTCGTCGGAAACATGAATGATGACGATGTTGAAGCATATGTTCAACGTGTTGCCAATAAGTTCAAAAGAGAACAAATTGTAGACAGTAAGACAGGTAACGTAGATATGAGATTCAACCAAATGGCAGTTGACCAAGATTACTTCGTTCCTGTGAGAGACCCTGCAGCGCCAAATCCAATTGATACTTTAGCTGGTGCTACAAACTTATCAGAGATTGCCGATATTGAATATATTCAGAAGAAATTATTGACGGCTCTTCGTGTTCCAAAAGCATTTTTAGGATTTGAAGAAGTTGTTGGTGATGGTAAGAATTTATCTCTTCAAGATATTAGATTTGCCAGAACAATTAATAGGATTCAAAAAAGTATTTTGCAAGAACTAAACAAAATTGCAATTGTCCATTTATTCTTATTAGGTTTCGAAGATGAATTATCAAACTTTACTTTAGGTCTTTCAAACCCATCTACACAAGCCGACCTATTAAAAATAGATGTTTGGAAAGAAAAAGTATTATTATACAAAGATTTAGTTGCAGACCCAGGAAATGGTATTCAAGCAACTTCATCTACATGGGCTAAGAAACACATCTTTGGTTGGTCTGATGAAGAAGTTAAACTTGAATTACAACAACAAAGAATTGAAAGAGCAGTTGGTGAAGAATTGAAAGCAACTGCAACAGTTATCACAAAGACAGGATTCTTCGATAATATCGACAAACTTTACGGAACAACAACAGGAACCACAACAACACAAGGTGCTGAAACAGAAACTGAAAGTCCACTACCATCATTCGGAGGAGGAAGTGAACCAGCTGGACTACCTGAACCAGCAGGTGGAGAATTAGGAGGAGGTGAAGCTCCACCACCGGCAGAAGCAGGTGGAGGTGAGGCTGAAGTAACACCTGAATCAAGAAAGAAGGACTTTAATATTTTAGTTGAAAATAACATGATTAAAGGAGACCAATTCCTTGATTTAGGAAAAGCTAGAGAATCTTTGGGAGAAATTTCAAAAGAATTGGATAAGTTATTAAATTCATAATATTTATATTCAAATACAAAAAAATGACTTTCGGACAAGTAAAATCCATTATTGAAAAAAATCTTATTGAATCGTATAGAAACGAGAAAGAATTTAAAAAATCTTTAAGAGAATTTAAGGAAAATGTTCTCAACAGTAAGTCGTTGTCCAAGGTTTATAACTTGTATGACCAACTTTCAACTTCTCAAGGTCTGAGTGCTTCAGATGCTAATGAATATGTTAATGAAGGTATTGGTCTTATCCAAAGATTATTACCAACAATCAAAATGCCAAAAAGTATATCTGAAAGTAATGACAACTTATATTCAGACATTGATACTTTAGTTTATACAAATAAGCTCAATATCCACGAAAGATTACAGGCTAGAAAAAATATCATCAAAGTTTTAACTTCAGAAAACAAAATTGTTAAAGAATCTATACAAATTCCAATTAGCACAATGGTGAAAATCGCTAACCAAACTTTGGAAAATTATGTGGATACTATGGACGAACAATCTAAAAAAACCTTTATTGAAATTCTTAAATCTGATGGTGAAAATTTAAAAGAAGGTTTTTCAGCACTTAAAGAAAAAACTATCGAAAAATTGAATTCGATTCTTGGCGAACAAAAAGAAAGTGATGTTATTGAAAAAATAACTGAAACAATTAACAAATTGAAAGAAGAAGAATTCAATCAAATTAACTATGTAAAATTAGTTACTTTAGAAAAGAATTTATAATTCGTTAACTTTTCTTTGTTTGTAAATTGCTTTCAACTTCTGAGCTCTTTTCTCAACAGATTTTTTTGTGAATTCTTTCCTATTCATCAATTGTTGATTTTGTTTGGTCTTAATAACTTTAGACTTTAAAGTCTTGAGAGCTTTCTCAATGTTTTCGTTGTTTTTAATTTCTATAATTAACATATTCTGAAATAAATATTATTGTTTTTTGTAATTTTTTGACATTGAGTTTTATATGTCTTATTTTTATTGAAATAAACTTTAATAACATGAAATTTAATGAAAAAAGGTAAAAGTGTAAAGTTGAATCTTTACAGTCCAATCAAATCAGTATATGGCACTGTCGATTCAAAAAATTTAAAATCAATTTACATTAATATCCAATCTTGGGTATGTCCCAAAAAAGACCACGATAATTGGCATAGGGTTGTATGTAATCTCAATCGTGAAATAAAGCATTCAGTATTCAATTCAATATCTCAAACAGTTTTTATGGATAAAAGCATTGTAGATTTAGATTTAAGAACGAGTGGGATATCAGTCGGAAAAAAATCTTTTTTTAATTTAGAAGTAAATTTATATACAAATGAAGAATTAGATTTCAAATCTCAAGAATTAAAAGATTCAGTTAAAAGAATCGTTAAAAACATTTTTACAAATAACCTTACAAACAATTCTTATTTCGACTTTTATAAAACCAAAAAGTAAAATAACAACTAAACTTACTCAATCAGTATATTTATTTCTAAAAGAGTTATGAAGAAATTAAGAATTCTTGAGGCAAATGAATCAGGTCATGGTATTTTGATTGAAATGGATGCTGGCTATGTGTCTCCTCGTGAAGATATGAATGCAGCTTTTTTAAGAGAGGCTGTCAAAATGGATTATAAAAATCCTTTTGAATTTTATGCTGTTCTACAAAAATACGACACTCCAAACAGAAATGGTAGATTCTATCCTGAAAGAATACTCAAGAGAGAGGCTGAAAGATATAAAAAAATGATTGCTAAAGGTTTATCAACTTCAGAATTGAACCACCCAGAATCTTCTTTAATTGACCTCGAT